CCCAATGCACCCCGACAATGCGGGTTGTAGGCAGGGCCACACTAGTACCTAGAATGCCTACGGATTGGTCGCCCGTCATGGCATCGCTGGCAGTGATGCTGGTGATCTTGTCGTAGTAGTTGGTCGAAGCCCCAGTCGTGGCATTTGGTCCCGTGACAGATTCGGTTGTCACGACACCCGGTGCCGTTCCCATGGCATGACCGACGATAGTCCAACTCTCACCACTGCTGTTACCAGCCGAAGTGAAAAGGACTTTGTAGCCAACGCCGTTCAGTCCTGCTGCCGTTTTCAGGAGCGTCAAAGCTCCTCCAGCCCCTACTGCCGCCGTAGCGAAGTAGTACTGGTCGTTAGTAGCAGGGGATACGGCCCATGCATTATCGACATAGCCGTACATGATGTACCCCCTCTACTTAGGCGCTAGTCGGATTTGCGTTTCCAGCAGAATCCTTCTGGGCATAGACCACAGTAAAATAAGCAGCGCCTGCACTAGCAGCCGTGCCCGAAGAAGTGATCTTCAGGTAGACCGTGACATCCGACGTACCGATGTTCGCACAAGCCGTTGCCTGTCCTGCATCGGGCATCGTAAGAGCCAGCCGCCCCGTTCCCTGAAGGTCTGCCACATCAGCGTACGCATCGGGATCAGCCTGCGTACCAATTTCCAGCGCATCCGATGTGCCCGTGTTCCATGCTGCCGAGGCATCCACAAACATGTTTAGGATCTGGCTACCAGCAGGCAGGATGATGTTGGTGGCAAAAGCCCCCGTATCCGTGTAGGCAAAAGTATCCGTCTGACTCAGGACAACAACACCGGTATTCCGGGTTGAGCCTTCCTTGATCGGACCGACCCGTACCGGGCCAGAAAAAGTCGAGAAACCCATTTAAGTCTCCTTATGCACAAGTCGCCGCATCTTCTGTGCATCGTCCGCTAGGTCGGTCAATGCGGCTGTTCCCCTAGGCGAAGGGGGCCACCGAGTTACCCCGATGACCCCCTTGTCACTGCATCATCTAGTGATGCCTTTGGTTATCAGGTCGAGCCTGACGAACCAAAGATACCCATCGGGTCGCTCCAGCCGAAGCTGTAACGCTCACGGGCCTTGTACCGGACATTTCCGGTATCGAAGTCACCATCCATCGAATTGGACAGCGGCGTCCGTACGAAGTGCTTCAGGCCATTCGGCACATCCGTCAGGAGGAACCATGCGTTGGTATCCGTCAGGTAGTGATTGACCTTGTAGCCTTCGGGGATGCTACCCATCGCCCTCAGGGCGTTGATGTCGTTGTTCGAGGTACCGACACGGAGTTCCGTATCCAGCAGCCTCTTGGCGACGAACATCAGTGCCGGGGGAATGACCAGCTTGCGGGGCTTGGCTGCGATCAGCAGGCCACGCTCGTCGGTCCACCCAGCGATCTGGATAACCGCAGCCTCCAGCGACGTTTCGTTCAGGTCAGCCTGAGTCGAGAACGTATTGCTGTTGTTGCCGCCAGACACCAGCGGATGAGTCGTGGAACAAAGCACCACACCGTCACCGCCAAGACCGCTAGTGAACGCATTGTTCAGGATAGCGGCAGCCTTGACCTGCTTGGTGTAGGCCATGGCACGAGCCAGCGCCTTGGTATACCTGCGCGACAGCGAGTCGTACAGGTTGTCTTCCACCGCCTCTTCGGTGATGGAGAAACCAAGCGCGATGGTTTCGTGGTTGTAACGAGCGGTCCATGCTTCCTGCGCATTGTCATACGCAATCGCCGCACCCTCAGACTTGACCGGAGCCGCCGAGAAACCGGACAGCTTGGTCTCTTCTTCAAAGGAACGCTCCGAGCTTTCAGTCTCGTAGACTTCCTTATGCTCCTCACCGTACTGCTTGTACTCCATGCCGAACAGGGCGTTCAAACCGGGAAGCAGTTCTTTAAGGAGTTGTGCACGTGAAATAGCCATGTGTTACTCCTTAAACGCCAGTGGCATTGTTGTAACGGTGAATACCGGCGTTCCAGACAACCAGAACCTCGGTATAGCTACCAGAAGCGTTCTTGGTCTCCTCGACACCAGCAACGACACGCAGTGGGAACGTAGTCGTGGTGTTGGTAGTCACCAACGCCGCAACCTTGGAATTTCCCGTCAGCGTGTTACCGGCATTCTGCACAAGCTGCGCATTCCGGTTCATATCGGTCTGCGTCATACCACTCATGACAGTCGTGCCAGATACCACAGCGACCTTGAAGACGAGATTGGGATCGTCAGCTACGTAGCCCACGATGTCCGCAGCAGCCGTCGCAGCAGGAAAATACTGCTTGTGCAGCTTCTGTCCCGTGTTGGGGTCAGTGTAGGAACAACCCAGAAATACGCCAACCGGCGTGGCAGTGTCAGTGCCAGCGTCCTTGGTCAGCGTTCCCGCAGCATTCAGCGCGACAACATCACCATAAAAAATTGCCGTGCCTTCTGCTGTCGTAATCGGTATGGACCTGATGGCACCAGCAAACGGCTGGCCACCAACAAGGTTTACCGGCTTTAGCCCGTAGGGGGCTGAGACAGTCGGATAAGCCATAGTTGACTCCTAAAGTTACTTACTACCCCGGCCAAACGAAGTCGTGGACCGCTTCTCCGAGAAGAGAGGCATCCGCTCATCGTTCGTCCGCATGAAGTTATTGTCTACCGCGATCATCTGCGACTGGGTCAGCTTGGAGTAGTACTCCTCACGCTGCTTCATCACCTCTTCAGGGATTTTGCAGAGCAGCAGCCCACCGTTTTCAATGTTGCCCTTGAACCGACTCGTTGGATCGGCCAAATGCATGATCTCCGGATAATCCTCCGCTTTGCAGGGTTCCCAACCTTCGCGGAACTTGGCTGACGGGTTGGTCGGATCAGCGATGCCGAGCGTGCTGAGACGAACCCACCTGTGGACCCAACCCGGCCTCGGATTTGGCGAAGGTAGCAGCGATGGCGGTGCCCAGCTACGGACCCGCTTCTCAGTGTCCCTTGATTCCATTTCCCGTGGTGTGCGGTTGTCAGTCTTGTCAGTCATTTTCCATCTCCTGCAGCTTTAGAACTTCCCGTGCATATGCCTCATTCGTGAGACCGAGACGTTTTGCAATCGCAATCTGACTCGGTGTCAGTTTTACTTGACGCGATGCGGCGTTCGTTCTCTTCGCAGGAGCAACGACGGTGGCTGGGGTCTTGCGTGGAGTTGGGGATTTCTTCCCCGTATCCGGCGTTTCAGCGAGATCATCCTCAGAGAAGTACTCTGGGAATCTCCTGCGCATTGTTTTGTTTATCTGCCGGTAGTAGTCGTCGCTATTAGGATCGACTCCCGATTTGACCAATTTCTCGTGCAGGCCAAGAGCGAGGGCGGTCATCTCCTCGTCTGTCCCGAACCAAGTGTTCTTCTCCTGCCAAGCAACTGCCTTGGCATCGGGTCTGACCCGGTCAGGGACTCTTGTCTGATGTGCCTGTTGTACTCCATCATCCTCTTCCTGTAAAGAGGGCTGGAACCTACTGAGTTCCCTCAACTGCAGCTTGGCGTCAGTCAGGGCTTCCTGTGCATCTGCGATCTCTTCCGCATCGCCTCCCTCATAGGCAGCCTTGAGCTTGGCCTTGGCTGAGGCCACGGCCCCCTCCACTGCACGGGTCATCTCTGACTTGAATACTTTCTCACCATGCCCCAGCCGGGACTTGAGCGCCTTGGTCTGCTCAAACTGGGCCTGTGCGAAGCGCATGGCCTCGTCCCGTTCCCGCTGGAGCGCCTCCTTGGCCCGACGCTCGTCATGCCAGACCTTCTTCATCTGGGACAGCCGACGCTTTACCTTCTCTGAATATTCTTCTAGATCATCTTGTTCCAGTTCATCTACGATTTCTTTAGGCATGGGTTCACGGCCCCGGTCCTCCGGTGGCGTGTCATCCACAACCTCAATTTCAAGATCGTCGGTTTTCTCCGACGTTTCCTGAAGTTCAGCGGACTTCTTCCTTTCTTCTTCCTCGTGCGGGAAGGTGAACTGGGCTTCTTCGGCTGGCATGAGACTCTCCTTGCGCTATATAGCGTCAGACACGGGCAATCCCGCGAGGGTCTTCTACCACTGCCTCTACGGAATCGTCATTGATGATACGGAACTCTTTACCGTGGATCTTGACCCGCGTGCCTGAGTAAGCACGTGTCAGGACAAAATCCCCCTTGTGACACCACGGCCCTGACGGGAACTTGACCTTGTCCCGATAGGCATCGGGGCCAAGCTCCACCACGAACAGCACCATGGTCGCGTTTGCTTCTGCCTGTACCGTGGCATCGGCCTTGATCAGGCCACTCTCAAACTTCTCATCAACTTCCGGTACGGCACACAGGATGTGATAGCCCTGTGGCTTCGGCAACTGCGTTGCCTTGGTCTCTTCATTCATCTGCGTCCTCCTCAAGAACGTGTTGTGCAAGGACATCAACGATCTGTTCTGCTACGTCGAGTCCCCGGATGACACCGCATAGGTTCTGATACTTTTCTGGAGTCAGCGTCCCCTTGGCGATGTGTTCTTTCAAGTTGTTACGTTCCTCTGCAAACTTCGACTTCAGGTAGTCGATGCCTGTCGAATAGTCCATCACTCCTCACTCTTCTTGGGTTCCTGTTGCGCCTGCTTCTCAGCGAGGCGTTCCTGCTGCATCTGCTTGTCAGCGATGCGTTCCTGCGACTCAAGCTGCTTGTCTTGTTTCTCCATCTCGGCACCGATGCGCTGCGCATCCTTGCGTAGCTCCATCCCAGCGCGTGCGCCTTCCAAGAACTTGTCCTGAGAGGACTTCTGCTGGGTCTTGGCCACGTCGATCCCCACCTTGGCCCCGGCAATCTGCTGGTTGCCGGTGATCTCCTTCTCGCGCAGGCGAAGCTCGTCGGCCTTGGTGGCGGCGTCGATGAGGTCCTTTGTCTTCTTGCGCTCGGCCTCCATCGCCTTGATCTGCATGTCCATCTTCTGCAACTGGAGCAGTGGGTCCTGTGCCTGCTGCGCCGCCTGCTGGGCCTGTGCCTCGGCCACGTCCTTCTGCAGCAGCTTCGCCCCAGCCTGTGCCGCAAGCTGCGATAGCTGGGCTTCGATCTGCGGGGGCAGGATGTGCTCGCCTTCCTCGGTGGGTTCCGGGGGCAGCGCCGCACCCAGCATCTTCTCGATCTCCTTGCGGTACTGGAACGCCACGTGCTCCATG